CCCCGTAGTACGTCACAGACAGCATTTCATTGCCCGAGGCTCTGCTTATATGCCTGCGCCATGTCCAAGACCGTACACGCATTTCTGTGCCGTCTTTGCCCATGATGTCATCATCGTACAGTCGTAACTTTGGCGGCTTTGGTGGCGGGAAAGCAAAGCCGCAGCCTGGACACTCGCGCACGGACATATGCACAATCTCGGCACACTCGGGGCAGAGCTTGATCGGTGCATCACCCTCTTTGTCACCCTTTTTGCTCGGCGGTTTTACGTTGGTGATTGCACCGTGGCGGCTCACGTTGCCTGCAAAGTCCAACACCAAACAATCCTTGGCGGCACTCTTGGGGCGCATTCCGCGACCTGCCATCTGAACGTAGAGCGAGGCGCTCATAGTCGGGCGCAGCATACCGATCAAGTCAATATCTGGATAATCAAAGCCAGTTGTAAGTACGTTGGCGTTTGTCAGCGCACGAATTTTGCCTGCTTTAAATTCAGTCAGGATTCGCTCGCGTTGTGCCTTGCTCATGTCCCCAGTCACACAGGCAGCGGTCACGCCCTCGGCCTGCAGGATCGAGGCCACGTTCTCAGCGTGTTTGACCCCAGCGCAAAAGATCAGCCACGCTTTGCGACCCTCGGACAGACTCATAATCTCCGACACGGCGGCAGTATTGTTTGCATCGGTATCTACCGCGGCTTGCAGTTCTGACTCGATGTATTCGCCACCCTTTTTATGTACTCCAGAAACGTCTAGAACGGCCTTGGTGTGCTTTGATCGCAGTGGTGCTAGATAGCCTTGGAAAATCAATTGCTCAATGCTGACAGGCTCTATGAGGGCATCAAAGATGGCAGGCTTGTCGGTGATCAGACCGTGTCCAAGACGGTACGGGGTCGCGGTAAGCCCAATTACTCGCAAATTCGGATTGATGATATTAAGATCAGTAATTAGTGTGCGGTATCCACCCTCGTCTTTGTGGCTCACTAGGTGACAATTATGAACGGCTATTCCATTAGCGAAGTAAGAAGGATGTCCACTGACTTGAAGGTTGAATACAAGGACAGGGCTTTCTCGTTTGACACGCGATATACGCGCCACCCTAGGCTCGCAAGATATTGGTCTTTTTTGCTGTCTTGCATTTTCCTTTCGATGTTGCTGTGGCTGCCCCCGTCCAATTCTATGCAAATCATTTTCTCTTGATGGCAAATGTCCACTTTGTACGCATTCGGATATGTCCCGTTCAAATGTCCCGCTTTGGTTTTTATTGCATATTCCGCTATCCATCCCTCGCCCAATGCGTGAAGCAACGCTAACTGAGGCAAAGGCAGCAATTGCCCGTTTCCTCCACGCTGAATAGGTTGATGCCTGATTCTTTTGAGAGTTTCTTTTATCCGTTTCCGTGTTTCCGCAGTCATCACCGTCGGGTTTGATTTCTTTGCACACTTCACGGAGCAATAATTCTGCTTGATCCACGCATTCTCCGGCATTGCTGAAATTACTTTGCCATTGTTGTTTTTTTTGATCCAAGGTTTGAACTCTGTCCCACAAGCTGGACATATCTTCAATGCCAAAAAGATGCGTTCCGACCTCCAATTCGCTTGTTTTTTTCCATCCATTTTCGGTAAAAATTGGATGGTTTCCGGTGCATTCAAATTTGCTTCCATTGTCAAGCTCCACAAGAAAAGTTTCTAAAACACTACGGCAACTAACAGCTTCTACAATGCCAATTCCGCGTGTATTAAATACTAAGTCGCCGCACCTCACTTTGTCAATGTCTATTTGTCCTTTGGTCGTTGAAATTTTGGTGCCGGATACAAAACATTCATCAATAATCACAAGGTCCACATGACCAATCTGCTCGGGCTTGTTTCTAACCGACTGGATGCCTGCAAAGGTGATAGATTCGCCCAACTCTCGGCGGCCTATGCCTGCCGAGTAGATCCCCAGTGGCGCATTAGGCCAGTGGAGCCGCATCTTTTCGGCGTTCTGCTCGATCAATTCTTTAACGTGCGTGAGCATAAGAATGCGGGTTTCTGGCCATTGCTGCAGCGCATCTTTGCATAGGGCGGCAATAATATGACTTTTGCCTGACCCAGTGGGCAGGACTAGGCAGGGGTTGCCAGAGTTAGACTCAAACCAGCCGTACAGTTGGTCTATGGCGGTCTGTTGGTAGGGTCTAAGCATTACTCCACCACCCTCGCGCCCATTGTTGACCGCAGTTCATCAATAAACGGATCGCCACTCGCGCAAGCCTGCACGTTTGCAACAATCTCAGTCGAGTGAAACGCAGTCATGCTGTTTTTAACATCGCCATGCGGCGTGTGCCAGACCACGCCATGCTCGGCAGGCGTATATTTCCACGGCACAAGATCGGGATGCAACACATGAGCAGAGCAGCCAGTCAATTGCTCATTGAATGTCAAGGTGTGGTCATACTCCTCGCAAAGCCATGTCCCGTCATCCTTGGAGGTTGCGTGGGCGCAAGTTCGGCAGTTCACCTCCTTGGTAACTTTGCTCTTGTGGCAAAAGTCATGCCCTGCACACATTTTGCATTCGTACCACGTTGGGTCTGCGCTGATCGGGGGCGGCATCCGGTCATCAAGCGCTAGACGTTTGCCCCGAGTGATGTACTTCTCAGCCACGGCGGCATCAAAGCGCACTCGCTCGGTGTAGATGCGGTCATCGTTCTTGCACACGGCATAGTAAAACGCTCGGTCTATGCCCAGCCCCGCCATGTAGATTTGCATCTGGACAAAATGCTGCGGCTTGGATTTCTCAACACCATTCTTTTCAAGATCGTCAAACGACTTGGCGTTATGCGTCTTGATCTCAAGAACGTGGGGCTTAACTGGTGACTCCGGTACGCCAGTGACCACGCCATCAATGCTGCCGCTAACGTGTGCGCCAAAGTCCACCCTGTCTTGTCGGCGGGTTACATCAAAGCCCACGGCGCGAAGGTCGGACACGACGGTATTTTCTTCGTCTTGACCTCGACGAAACAGGCGCAAGGTGCGACCTTTAAATTGCTCAATGACCGCTAGGCGAAACGACAGCCACAGCCAGCGATCGCACTTTGTGCCAAGTAATGATGCGCCCATGTGTGGGCGGGGCTTGCCTGTGTGCGCCTCAAGATGCTTGTCGATGGCGGCTATTGTCTTGTTCAGTTCGGGTAACTTTGCCATGCTATCTCCATCCCCACCCCGTAGGGTGAGGGTTTAGGTTGAGTTTTACTTCTTCTTAGCCCAAGGTGGCGCGGCCTTGGCAGGCGCTTCGGCGCTCGGCGCATTGCTCATACTCGGCATCGCACCGCCCAGGCTCTTGTACCCGTCAACATCGTTAGAGTCCCCGTACTGGTCGCTCTTGCGAATCTTCAACTTGATCTGTAACTGCTTGCCAATCAGCAGATCGGTATCGTCAAGGGTCGCAATCCCTGCCGCTGCCATCAACTCACCCAGCTGCTGCCTGCCGATCTTTTCTGCCTCAGCGTTAGGGTTAAAGATGTTAAGGTTGCCAAACACCACGCGACCTTGATGCGTGGGCGCAATGATGTCATACCTGACTGCGATGTACTGCCCTGTCTGCGCCTTGGTGGATTTCAACTCGGCGGCAGTGATGCCCACGGTGTACCAGCCTGCGGGGATCGGCTCGTATGAGCGTTCTGACTTAGGCAGCGTGTCGGCGCTAAAACTTTCGGGTAGCTTTGCCATGATTTATTCCTTTACGGTAATTTTGAAGGTTGGTCTGCCGCTGGTGCTTGTGATCGCATCCAGTAGTGGGGTAGTAATACTCGGGTCGGCTTTATTCCAAGCCGCTGCAGCAATCTCCGGCTTCCACCGGAAAAGGGTTTGCAGATGGTTGGTCAGGCCATGCTCGGCGGCGAGGTCTTGCAGTTTGTCAGAATCGACTTTCTTGGTAATGCGACCCTCGATTTTGATCTCGATATTGTCAAACTCAATGTTTCGCGTACCGTCAAAGTTTTCAGGGATGGCGTATTCTTTCACCATCAAATCCTCAAAATTTCGGCGGTCTGCAACTGCAATTCGCTCGCGTTCTTTGGCCTCAAGCCATTGGGCGTATAGGCTCATTCAATTATCTCCAGTTTTTTAAGTTTCCAAGTTTCAGCGTCAAAAGTCGCCATGACGTTTGGCGCACCAAACTCACCTGCAGCCCAATATTTAATTCTGCTTGCACCAAATTCGCCAATGTTGAAATACAGAATGTGATCGGTTTTTGGCTCAAGCTGCACAACTCGGTACATATTTTTAAGCGACCATGAAGGTGCTGGGGCTGGTGTCCAAATATTGCCTAGAACGCTCATCTCGATCTGCGCCCCGTCAGCCCATGCACGGATGGCCTCGGCGTGTTTATGTGGTGTCATTTATCACCCCCAATTTTCGCAATCAACTCACCAAGGTCAGCACCTTCCCACACATCAAGCACGCCAGAGCGATCCTTGGCAAGCCACAGCCCGTCAGAGTCGCACATCAGCGCCCGTTGAATTTGCCCATCAGCATCCTTTTCGACACGCAGCGCCAACACTTCGTCGAAAAAATACGGCAGGCTCTGACCCGTCTTATTCCCCGGCATCGATGGGCTATAAAGCACTCGCCCCATCTCGTCGGTAGTCTTTTCAAGTTTGGCGGTCATCAAGACATGACGATTCGGCAAATCACGAAAGGCGCGGATAATGTCAGCCATTTGTTCCTGCATCGCCCCGTATGCCTGCCTTGGGTCTTTTGTCGCTTTCTTTTCAGCGTTTAAGCAAACCTCGGCAATCTCGCTGATTGAATCCAGCGCCACCGACTTGTACTCAGCGCCACCGCCCTCGGTCAGCCATTCGTAAGCCTCCCAAAGGTCAGCCATGGTTGCAATGGTGATATACGGCACATCAGCGCCTGCAATGCTCAACAGGCCACCCTCGGCGCTTAGCACGACTGGATGAGGCAGCGTTGGGATCAGGGTCGTTTTGCCTGCTCCAGCCTGTCCGTAGACAAGCAATTTCACGCCATTGGAGGCAAGTCCTGCAGTAGATTTCAGATTGATAGCCAATTTGGCTCTCCTGTGTTTATCGCTGTTTGGAGGATTCCGGTTAGCGAGTGATTGAAGAATAATCCTTTTTATTGTATTGTGTCAACTGTTCTGTAAAAACTTTACAAAGGGTATAAATATGATGGCGATTGACGATATTGTAAAAGCACTCCATGACCGCAAGGCCACGGTCGTGTCCCAAGAGGTTGGGTTAAGCTACCAAACGGTCTGGCGCATTGCGCGGGGCGAAACCAAGAGCATCACTTATGACACGGCGAAGAAGTTGTCCGATTATTTGACTTATAAGCCTTAGAGAAATTATGGCTAACCTACACCACATATTTGGCGGCTCATTCACGCCACCTCAAGCGCAGTATGTTGAACCAGTCGAGAGTCAGGTTCGTAATGCGATGGTCAACGCAGGGCTAGAGCCTCCGACAGACTTGCATCTTGATGGCAAGATCCACAGATTCAGATCAGGTACTAAGGGCGGCGCTGCAGGGGACAAAACAGGTTGGTACATTGTTTATCCGGACGGGATTGCGGCAGGCAAGTTTGGCTGCTGGCGCTCTGGAGTTGAAAGCAATTTTCGCCAAAATATTGGGCGAGAACTTACCGCAGCCGAACAGATGGCGCACAGTAGACGCATGGCAGAAGCCCGAGCCTTGCGCGATGCAGAATTAGCCAAGAAACACGAAATCGCTGCAGACACGGTAGAAACCATCTGGACAAACTGCACGGCAGCGCACCCAGACCACCCGTATTTAAAACGCAAGGGCATCGAGGTGCATGGCGCTCGCGTTACGGGAGATGGGCGCTTAGTCGTGCCGCTGTTTGATTTTGAAGGCAGCCTATCGAGCCTGCAGTACATCGATGCAGAGGGCGGCAAACTTTATCACCCAGGGGGCGCGACTGGCGGGATGTCTTGGCAACTCGGCACAACGGATGAACCAAGCACCATTTATCTAGCTGAAGGATTCGCCACCGCTGCGACCATCCACCAAGTCACAGGCAAGCCTGTCGTGGTCGCGTACTCAGCCAGTAACCTTGTGCCAGTCTTGGCGGCCTTGCGTGTCAGGCTAGGCGCACTCCAAGATATTGTGATTGTGGCTGACAACGACAAAAGTGGAGTCGGGCAGCGTTATGCAGAGCAGGCCTGCGCTAAACATGGCGCCAGATTAGTCATGCCACCCGAGTTAGGCGATGCAAACGATTATGTCCAAGCAGGCGGCGATTTAGCCCTGTTGCTTGAACCTGTACAGACAGACTGGCTTATCCATGCCGATGACTTTTCAAGCCAGCCTGCACCCATTAAATGGCTTGTGCGCGGTTGGATACAAGACCAAGCCCTGATCATGGTTCACGGTCAAAGCGGCGGCGGCAAGACCTTTGTGGTGCTTGACTGGATACTGCACATGGCGGCAGGCCTGCCAACGTGGTCTGAGCAAAAGGTAACACCCGCCGAGGTTGTCTATTTAGCAGGCGAGGGTCATATTGGTTTAAAAGGTCGGATCGCGGCGTGGAAACACCACCATCAAGCAGGCAAGCTCAATATGTGGCTATCCAAAGAGGGCTGCGACCTTAATACTCCAACCGGATATAACAAAGTGGTCGAGGCCATTCAATTCCTA